AGTGGACACCTGTCCATGCACGCCACGCAGTCGAACCTCAATCTCGAAGGACCGGTTCAGGCCGTCTTGAAGGTTTTTCTCATATCCATAAGTGTACTTCGGGTCTCGCGTGTAATCCGTACGGAGCAGCGAGCCCCCGGTCGTAAGGATTTTGACCTCGTAGTCACGCCAATAGCTCCCCTGCCCGATGCGGTTGCCGGTGGCATCGTCGTAAGCGACGTCGTCCCAAAAGAATTCGGCTGCTGATCCAGAGAACGTCCCGGTAGGAGCGTCGGCGGCACCGCCATCAATCCTAAGACCAGTGACGGTTGTAGAGAGGTCAGGCACGGCTACAGCGAAGGTCAGGATCGACCATGCAGAAACGGCTGTTCCGCGTTCCGCACGCACGCGAGCCTGATAATAGCCCACAGAGAGCCCGCTGAGAGCGATTTGAGTGTCGGTGGTAGTCTGACCCTCAACGTACCCAGCTTCCTCACCAGTGGGCGTCACGATCTCCCCGATGACGTCTGTGTATTCAGACTCCTCGATAGAGCGATAGTCGATCCGGTAATTGAAGACATTCGACGTCGTCGCATCCCAAGAGAGGACGGCGGTAGCGTCAACGTCAAAGGCAACGCGTTCGACCTGCACATTCGAGGGGGCGACCGGGATGACATACTTGTCAGGTGACGGCGTAAAAGTCACAACCGGAGCTTCATTAAACGAGGCTCGGCGGTTATGAATACCGATAGCTACGACCTTGACCGTAACCTCTTCGCCGGAGCGGAAGTCGCGTTCAAGCTCGTTTACGTCCGCAACGGTCGCGAAGTGACGCCAACCCAAAACATCATCGGTGCCGATATAAACATCTGCGCCCATGTAATCGATATCATCAGGCAAGTTCCATGAGATAGAGACACGTTGTGTCCCCGTCTCGACGCCAGTATTCAATTCAGTTGATGCGGCCACGTCACGGACCTGAGCCACATAGGTAATTATGGTAGGTGTAGGTTGAGGGATAACCGCTTCAAGATCGTACACAAGATTGTTGTGCTCGATAAAATTCAGCGTGCGCGTCTCCGGCGACGAATAAGACGTGCCGATCAACCGGAATGGTTTCTGGACGGTTTCAACCCGACCGAAGAGCCACTTGGCGTATTGTGGAGGCGCGGACGGGAGAGCCGTCCCGAATGAGATTGATGTCTGCTCGCCTACGTCGAGGGTGACATCGCGTTCTTCGAGGGCATCGATCTGCCAGAATTCAACGCTCTCCCCGACTCCGAACTGGTCAGGATCGTCAACACGGACCCAATCCCCCCCAGCGTTCGCCTCAATGATACGAGACTCGCCGGATGGACCCTTGAGACTTGTGCCTTGAGCTTGGTTACTGCCGAAGGCCGTCGTATAGACGATATCCCCGATGATACTCGTGATCGTCTTTGTGCCACGGAGGAGGGCCGGATAGTGAACAATCGCCCGGTAGGTCTCTCCGGTCTGCATTGTCACGGGGATATCGAGTTCGAGCGTCGTCGTGGTACTACCGGCTTCGAGCAAGCCAGAGGCACCGTCCGCGAACTGGGTAGAGCTGTGCTGGACGAGCGCAACTTCGCCAATCGTGAGGCCAATCGCTTCTGCCGGGGCATCAAACGAGACCATCTTGAAGATGAGCTTGTTGCGTCGCAGCATAAGTTCAGCTTCGCGACCGGCAGCGACATGGTCGGTGATGCCCGGCATAGACATCTCAGCGACGCGTTCAGGAGCACCGTTCGCCAAAGCGACATCATCGACCAGACGGATCGTCTTGCCGCGATAACCATCAGAGGCGTCCTGATAGTTCAGGCGAACTTCGTTTGAGCGGTCTGTGAGCGGGAGCCAATTTGTCTCGAACGTACCGGCGACGATATTGCTATCGCCAAACAGCATAACGGGCTCAGCGGCGCGGTCCACCACGAAGCCGTATTTCGTACCGATACGGACAAGATGAGCGTGACCAACGCGCGTAATGAGCTGCTCAGCGTCCCATACGTTCGTCTTGAAATCAAAGACGCCGTTATATTCGAGGGCGTTATCGTCGCAGTATTCAGCCCAATCGACGACGCTATCCCAAAGGATACGATCAGCAGACAGAGCGCCGCCACGCAGAGGGTTGGTCAAACAATCGACCGCAATCCATGCAGCGTTCGGCGTATATTCCTCAGAGAGCTCAGCGCCTGTCTCGTCGTAGGTCTTGAGCAGCGAACCCTCGACCAGAGCGGTAAGGGTCGGGATACCCCTGATCTGTTCATTGACCTTGATGCGAAGAGAAAGCGTCGCGCGACCAGAATACGATACATTATCGACATCGATCTCGTTAATGTCGGCGAGATAGAGCTGGTCTACAGTTTGATTATCATCGCCAGACGCTTCTGCTGTCGTACGGCTCACACGGAATTCGTACTGAGCTCGCGGCAAGATCACCGACTCGATTGACTCACGTAAGGCTTTCGTCTCGCGCTTGCCTTGGATTGTGTAAACGCCGACCTCATTGCCGTACTCTTGGATCGTAGAGAATGAGCCACCGGAGACGCGGAATTCATATGAGCCGGGGATATCGAACGCGCGGGCTATTTCAATGCTCGGGGCAGGCTGACCAACGGTCGTATTTATAATGCGATCTGAACCGCCAATACCCTCTGTCGCGGGAGGGATGAACCCCTCCGCCGTACCGAAACCAGTCCAAGCGTCGGATGACCCTGCTCCTCGGTACTCAGTTGAGATGGAGAATGGCATCCCTGGGTCGCCATCAGGCGATACCGCTAGAGAGGCACCTGTAGCGCCTGTCGCAGTAGTTACCCCGGCGATATCACGAAGGGCGAATGACGACATTGGGGTCCACGTCGGAGAGCCGACAATGCGATAATCAATCGCGACGTCCACACTCATAGCGACCTTGTCGCCATTGTCATTGAACTTAACGATACCTTGAGGAGCTACAAAATCGAAACGTACTCGGTCAACTTCACCCGTCGTCGTATGGGTAATATATGAAGTATTAAGCTTTGCGCTTCGATTATACGGACGAATTGAGTTCTCGAACCAGTCGTTCGATTGTTCAGTATCAAGCCCGTAAGTCTTGCGGACTTGGTAATCTTGGAAATTCTCGACAGGCTGATCGTTTACTTCAATGTCTTCAATAGAGTGGACTTCGCCATCATTCAGGATGGTCCGCATGTAGAGGTACTGGTATGCCCCAACATTCTTCGTGTACGCGTCAACGATATTTCCGCCGACACGATACTCCCCGTAGATCACAGGGAGAGGCACGCCTTCCTTGGCGGTGTTCTTCGGTCCGTCGATCCCGTAGGACTGAGACTGGTCGATAGAGTTCGTGCCACCCATCGCAGGCTGCGTTGGAGGAAGAATAGCGTTGATTAGGAGAGCACCGGCGACGTTGACCGCGATAGTAACAGCCGCAGCGGCCATGCCTTCAAGACCGAACATGATCGCTACTTCGGGTGCAAACACCGCGAGAGCGATCATTGCGACGACGCGAATGATATCCTTCGCGTCACCGCCTTCTGGAATTCGAACCACAGTGAAGCGCGAACCGGGAACCGGGATCACGTCCACCAGTTCAGCCGGTGAGTAGACCGCCCCGTTATAACCAATGCGCCATTCACACTCTTCCGGCAGGTCAGCCAGAAGGACACCGAAGGTGCTCGCCGGGTCATAAGCCACGGTTACGCGGCGAGTGTTGGTCTCATCCATCGGGTTGAGAACCAAGAAACACTCAAGGTCGGCATTTTCGGTATAGGGGACGGCGCGATCAGCCATTGAATTCATAGACTCCGATGATACGGCGCTTCCAGTCTCGATGGATTGGGGTGACTTCGACTGAGCCTGACCCCTCCCAAACGTGAATGAATTTGCGAGGCCGGATGATGAGTCCGACGTGACACCCGAAGCGACCGACCTGAAACATGATCGTGCGACCGGGTTGAAAAACTGATGGTGGAAAATCGAGATCGGGGTAGTCGTCCCGGTGCGCAAAACACGTCCACTTGGACTTCGCTTCGCCGCCCATAAGAACCTCGATTTCCGAGCCCTCTTCGGGAGACCTATAGTCAGGGATTGTCTTACCGAGACGCCTGTTGAGTTCGATTACGAGGCCGTAACAATCGTATTCAGTCGGACCTCTTCCTCCATAGGCAAATTGTACCCCAAGAAGGTCTATATAGTCAATCAAGACTGACTGATTATCAGCCATAATTCAGCGACCGAAGAGACGGTGCTCCCCCGAAATTCGTGATGTTCTCATGAGCCCGACACCCGTTCGCGCCGTCCAGAGTAAAGTCGCAACTACCAATGGCACCGGCATACTTGCAGCGCGGCCCCTTGTAAGTCAGCAGGCAGCGGTCACGGAACTGAATACCACGAGGGAAACGCATCGCGAGAGGATTTTCGGCACCGAGGGTAAAGCTGATCTTGTAGCCGGGAGGAGCAGAGGCCGTGATGACCTCGAATTCTTCCTCGATGTCGGCTGGACCCGAGAGGGCCGCAGAGTTGATGATCGTCAACCTAACCTTGAAACCAACGCCACCGCGATAGTTCTCCATCTGAGTTCTGACCAGCCCCGCAACGTCATGGGCCGAGACCGTCACAGAGGGTATCTGTCCAGCTTCCTCTTTGACGTTGATCTCGAAGTTCGCGGGGTCGTAGATTTCGCCGCGATAAGTGACCGGTTCGGTATTCTTGGCCAGATGAATATATTCGACGTGAGCGTTAGTGGTATCGCGCACGTCAATACGAAGCAGAACGACGTACGCGTTCTCTGACGCGATCTGGTTACGCTCAATCGCTTGTCCGACTGTAGTTACGCGAGTTACCATTATACTTCCCTGAGTTCGATATCGCTGCTGTCCCAACGATGGTTTGTTCCATAGCCGGAACGCGAGAATTTCAGCTTCATCTCAGGAGAGAAGCGGACGTTGTAGACGACGAGGGTGACAGGGTGAGTCCAATCGAAAGCCCCTACCCCGCCCTTGCGAGCGTCCCAAAAATCTTGAAGCGTGTTTCGTTCGGCTTCCGAGATGTCAGTGTGCTTGAACATGAACACCCGGCGCGGACGCCGGGTGAACTTTGATCGCGTAATCACATAGCCACCGTCAGTTTCGGTTGCCACCGCGAGATTTTCGGACTCCTGAGAGAACGAACTCGCGTCAATATCTTTCGACAATGTCGGGTAATCGGTCATTTGGTCCCTATAGTATCAACTGTTGGTTATGCCGTCAAGAATGAGTGACTATTGCAGACCCTTAATAGCGTTCCGCATCGAGCCGGGTTTGGCCAAATTCTTGAGGACGATATCGACGACGAACCTCTCCCCGTCAAAGCGCGAACCTTGCTGCTCTGCCCGAACATCTTGGCTCGACTGGTTGATGACGTTGAAGTCGATCTGAGGAGCCATGTTACCGTTGAAGCCCCCGCCGCCCATCGCGCGCATCTGTTCCTTCGTGAACACGCCCTCGTCCTTTTCCAAGACCGAGAGAACCTCGTTGGAGCCAAGACCCGCGATACCGCCTTGGTGATACTGGGGCAGACCGAGACTCTTGTGGAAGTTCGCTTCCTTGCCCACGATACCGCCACCATGATTACCGGCGAAGAGGTTGAAACTAGGAGTAGCCGCTGCGCTTGCGGTAGCGCCGCCACCGAACATACCACCGATACCAGCTATGACGCCGTTCATCAGACTGTTCAACGCCGGAGCCAGTCGGGCTTGAAGCTGGATTTTGAGAATGTCTTTCAGGATATTCTTGGTGAATTCCCCGAAACTGAACTCGCCCTCAGCCATCGAGTCGATGAAGTCGCCGATCCACTCACCTTGAGCGTCCTGCATCTGCTGCGTGACGTTCCGCCAATCCCTGATCATACGGTCAGAGGCAGTCTCGGTAGACCGGTCGAGTTCAGCTTGAGCCGCCAGTTGGGCTTCGGTGACGATACGCTGGACGTCCGCAACGTCCTGACCAGCTTCGACCCACAGGTCGCGCCACTGATTGATCTCCGCGATACGTTCTTCGTACACAGAGCGCGCTCGGTCGCCTTCGGTCATCATGGACTGAGACATACGACGTGTCTCTTCCTGAATTTTAGTCAGACCCTCGACGGCGAGCTCCAACCGACGAGCGCTCATCGCCTCTCCGAAGAGTCGGTCGGCAGCTTCCGAGTTACCGACGAAACCGCGACGCATGGCTTCAAGTCGCGCGGTTGAGCGAGAAAGGGTCGAGTTCGCTTCCGAACCCCCGTTGATCAGGGTATCCATCATCTCGGATGCGGAAGCCGAAGCACGAGTGGCCTCTTCACCCAGACGAGCGAGTGCCCGGTCGTTGTTATCGTTCTGCTTGATCTGATCTTCGAGTTCCGCGATCTCGCGGACGATGTTCAGGTACTCGACAGCCGCCGAGGTCTTCGGGTCATTCCCGATGCCCTCGACCAGACCAGCGACAATTGAAGCGGTCGCGTCGGCGACGGCGTCGCCCGTGGTTCGCGCTTCGATACGCAGCTCTTCCAACTGAGTTGTGAGACGACTGACGGGGCTGTTATCGCCGTCCATAAGGACCGTGTCGAGATCGACGATGGCATCAGAAATACTCTGAGGCAGCATGGCTCTCAGCTCTTGAGCCTTAGCAAGCAGTCGGTCAATATATTCGCGGACACCCAAGCCGGTTGGGGTGTTTCTGTCGGTCTCCTCCATACCCTCATACAAAGCCTGCTGTGCGGCTGCTGTACTCGCGTACATGTCGATCAACTGCTGGCCGAACCAACGAACCTCTTCCACCCGGAGAGCTTCATTGTCTCTCTGGGCCTGTTCTCTCTCGGCTGTATCGAGCGCGGCGTTATTCGCAGTTTCGGTCGTCAGATCGTAGATGCGCTCCAGCTCAACCCGGTGTGTCCGACGCAGGTTTGCTTCCTCGCGGAGAAGAGCCCGCATCTGGTTGTTAGCAGAAATCTCGCCCTGACGCTCATTGTACGCCTGTCGCATGTTCAACAGATCGACGTTCTGAGCCTCAAGTTCGGTCTTGAACCTCTCGTAGTTGTCATGCAAAGCCTGACGCTCCTCGTCGGTCCAAGCTTGAAATGCCATCCCGTTTGGGCCGTAGCCGCTGGCGACGTACCGACCCTCTGACCCCATAGCCTGATTGTATGCGGTGAGGGCCGTCTCCATAGCCGTGGTCTGGCTCCGAATACTCTCTTCCATATCAGTCATGTTATCGTCGCTGACGAGACCGGTGTCGTTGAAGTCCCTTAAGGCTCTCGCTGCCCGATCCGTCGCCGTCTCCAAGTCGAGGAATGAGAGGGCGACTGCGCCGATGCTCAAGATCAAACCGCCCCAACCGAGCAGGAAGCTGGTCGCACCACGCAAGGCGGTCATCGCGCCAGCCGCAAGTCGAGCGCTACGGGACGTACCCTGCATTACGACGTTCAACCTATTGCCGGTCGTCGTGGCACGGGCTTCGGCTGCGTTCAGTCGATCCGTCGCAGCAGAAAGAGCCTCTCGACCGAAAGCTTCACGCCGCTCTTGCTGGATCAAGCCCTGTTTCGCGACCATAAGCTCGGCGGTACGCTGACGTAGCAGCCCCATCTGGCCGGTGATACGCTGAACTTGAAGAGCCTCATTACGACGAGCGGTTGCCTCTGCGAAAGCCGCATTTGCTGTGGCCCGAGACTTGGCAAGCGTGAGTTTAATCGACTCAATCTTGACGAGGTTTTCAGTCACCGCCGCTCTGGACGCAGCGTGGGTTGCCATTGCGCGCTGGCGGAGCGATTGAACGTAAGCCTCCTCAGAGGCCATAGCACGACGCGTCTGGTTTACACCGTTCGCGAGTGTCCCGAGAAACCCGAGAACCGCCCTGTTGACGCTGCCCATCGCTGAGCCGAGAGACACGGCCAGACCGATGATAAGACGGATGCTCATCAGGGTACCGAGAACCTGCGCGACCTTTACGATAGTGTCGCGGGCCTCGTACATCTGCACCAAGAAAGCCTTGATACCGTTCGCGGCGTCGATCATACCCTGCCCGAAGTCACGAGCGAATTGAACGGCACGCGGATCGGAAAGCAGACCTGTAATTTCGCGGAGCTGCTCGGTGAGCTGCCCCATCAGGCCATCCTCAGTAAACTGAGCAGTGCTGTGATTGAACCCGCCGATATCGAGGGCGAACAGGCGCAGTTGCGTCTGGACGCGGCTCATCTGGCCGGAGAACGTGTCCATCATCTGAATTGCCGCGCCACCAAAGGCGCGATTGAATTCGTTGAAGAGAGCGGCGAGAGCTGGTTGGGCGCGGACGCGACCTTGGGAGATGTTATCGACCAGATCGTCCATTGTCATGCCGAGAGCGCGGGCGAGCATTGGCAGAGCGGTTGGAACCGCCTCACCAAGCTGCTGGCGAAGCTCTTCCATCGAGATCACGCCCTTACCGGCCATCTGCTGAATAGCGATGGACGCACGGTGAAGGGTCTCCTCTGTACCGCCGAACGAAGCGACGGCGTCAACAAGGGACTGCATCGAACCCGAAGTCGGATCGATACCGACGGAGCGCATCTTGACGAACGTGTCGGTCAGACCGGCAATCGTGAAGGGAGCGTTCTGAGCGACGCTGATCAGGTACTCGAAATTCTCAGCCGTCTCTCGGATGGCGTCAGAGGATTCCGCTGCCGAAGAGAGACCCCGGATCAGGAATGTCATCCTCTGGATTTCGGCATTGGAGCGGATGATCGAGCCCATCCAATCGACCATCACCGTGCGCATCATATTTAGAGCGTGCGCGGCTTGGTTGACGATGATCGAGTAGTCTCGCAGGGTACTGGTGACGCCAGTGATCCGACGTTCCATCCGCTGCATCGAGCGACCTGCTTGGTCACTCATGTTGGACATGCGTTGAAGCTTGCCGTTCGCGTCTCGAACCCGAGCGGAGAAACCGCCCGAGTCCAGATCAAGTGTCAGAGTAAGTTTGCGAACGGCCACGGGTCTCTCCTAAGAGCCAACTTTTTGGTGCTGCATCCGCTTGAGAGCTTCCCAACCTTCACGGTCGAAGGTGCCAGCGAAATCGATTTTCTTTTTGACCGGGGTGTCGTGTTCTCGTTCCAGCGACTCCTTGACGATCTTTGAGTTTTCAGATGTCTGGCCGCCGATAAAGACGTCGAGCTGGCGCATGTCTTCCTGAGCTTGAAGACGTCGAATTTGTGCGAAGAGAGACCAGAAGGCGCGTATTGGAAGATCGAGAACTTCCCGATACGCCATTCCGTAGAACCGCATGATGGCGGCGAAGAAATAAGGGAAGTCGATACTTTCGACTTCGGCCCCTACTCGCTCGCCGCTAAGACGTTTCCCTCTGTGACTTCCTCTTCCGTGGTGGCGCGGATGAACTCATAGATCGCGTTCAGCTTGGGCATCTCCATGTCCATGACGCTCTTGCGTTCCAGACCGGGGAAAGCGCGGACGATAGAGTCCACAACAAGGGAGAAGGCTTCTTCGGGAGCCGCGTTCTCAGCGGACGAGATCGAGCGCATCTGCTCGATGAAGTCCTGCACGGAGAAGGGTCGCATCGCATATTCGACACCGCCGATGACGATGACTTTTTCGGAACCCGTTTCGAGGGTATCCAGATTGAGAATTTTAGGACTGGCCATGTGTGTCTCTTGATTTTTGGGGGTTAAGTCTGACCGGAGCGCGATGCCCCGGTCAGTCAAAACTTAGTGACAATTACGCCGTAGCGGTATCGTCGCCGATGGAATACAGGCGGTTGCCATTGTCCACATCGACATAGCCGGTGAATTCAACGGCGTAGATACGCTCTTCGTCGTGACGGTAGGCGAACTGAATGTCACCCGACGGAGCGGCGAGGAAAACCGTGAAGTTCTCATTCGCAGTACCGAGAGTCGGAGCGAGGACCAGTTCCGCAGCCGTATCACGCAGCGAAGTGCCGACACCGGAAGTCACGTCGATGCGCATCTTCGTGGCGTCAGTCCCGTCAATGACGAGTGTTGCACCCGGAATGACGGCAGCGAGGGTTGCCAGATTGTGTTCGGCCAGAGGGACGCGAACCGTCACCTGACGACCAGTAATATATTCATCGACCTCGGTTTCGCCGAATTGATCCACCATGATCTTCTTACGAGTCGTGGTGATATCGACCTCGACGCCGCCCTTGGTGTAACCAAGATCGGTGCTGTCGAAATCAACGGCGCAAGGACCGAGTTTGACGTTTTTGACGTCAGAAGCCATTGCAGTTCTCCTTATAGATTGGTTGAAGCTTCAATCATCGCCTATTGTAACATAGTCACTCAGCGTTGACTACCTATTCTGCCTTAGCTTCTCACGAAGTTAAAGTCGAAATTCACAGACGCCTCGTAGTAGTCGCCATCAGACCGAGGGAACACGGCTGGCAGGTGACGAGGTCTCAGATAGTTCACGTGGAGCGAGCCCACTTCCTGTTCGCCGATATCGAGCGCTGCCGAAAAGGACTCCGCGATCTCATAGGCGGCTGAGTAGGTGTCAGCGCGAATGATGAGCTGCAAACTGTCGTTGTGATAGTTCGGCAGCTCTTGGTCGATCTTGATGCCGGTCAAACTCAGGAACACGCCGACAGCGGGAGATACTCCCGCAGGAATGGTCTGACGAAAGACGCTGACACCCACAGGCGCTATATCCAGACTGCGCAGGTATGTGACGATGTTCTCAATCATCCGAATTTCTCCAGCTCTTCACGGATGGCCCTGATGACGTCCATCTCTCGTTCTTCGTAGGCACGTTCGAGGAACTTGGGGCCAACAGTTCGGCTCGACCCTTGATTTTTGATCTCAGATTGTTTGCCGAGATTGTAGTTCTGGTCTTCATGCAGCCAGCCGATATAGAGGTCGGTATCCACCCCATTGACCACACCGCCGATTTCGATGTTGTAGCCAATACGGTACTGGTTCCCCTGTCTCTCCACGATGCGGTGAGCGGCCTCTGCTTCCCCGGTTTCGAGCGGCGTTTGCTCGATACTGATCTCCATGATCTCCTGCGTCTCTTCTTTCAAAGCCCGACGTGCGTTTGCGCGCACTGATCGGTCGGCTTCGGCCCACAGGTGTCCGAGACTTTGTGGAGACAGACCTTTCCAGCGCAACCCCATTAGACTGGTTTTGCCCTGCGAAGGACGATCTCTTTGTGATGCACCCCGCCCCTGACACGCGTGCGCGGCCAGACGGCAATGACTTCGAAGAGTTCACCTTGGATTTCGGCAATGTCCTGCTTCAATATCGTCAGCGTCGGAGACACGAGGATCATCGCGCTACCCCCGATTTCCTGTGCCCGGCCACGAGAGGCAGACGAGTCGGCTCGGACAGAGGAACGATCCAGCACGAGATCGAGAGAGATCACGGAACACGGTTGCTCCACCGCCGTCATGTAAGACGGCTCTCCGTCCATATCGATGACAGGGAAGCCGTTCACGTCAATAACGAGGCCGGTGTGCAGAAATGTATTATTCGCCCTGAACATTACGGCAGTACCAATCTTGCTTGAGAGTTGGGATGGAAGATTGTATCGCGGATGGAGGCATAGGAGTCCGCAGGCTGGGCACCGAGCGAGATTCTCGTACCGTTGGCGTTGGACGCCTGATCTGGATGGTCAACAACCAGCGTCAGGAAACCCGCCTTTGCAGCGGAGATCATGAATGCTTCGTTGCCGACTTGGAGCAGCGTGTTGCGCCAGATTGCCCTGACGAATTTCCGGCTCTCGAACCGACGGCCAATCCTGTCTCGGAAATAGTATGACGCCTTCGTCTCGCCCTTCATCTGCACCCGGAGCTTCGCGGCGTTCAGAGATATCCGTTCAGAGTCGGCGAGCATATGCGTCTCGATCTGGAAGTCTTTGAACCGGGAGAGCACCTGATTGATGTCACGCTCTATCTGCGCACGCAGCTCCGTTTCCAGACTCTCCTTTGCAAGAGCGACAGTATCAAGCGTGAGCGCGCTCATATCGTCTCTGACGGTCGATCCGGTGTAAGACAGGGCGAAGCGGTCGGTCTCGTCCTGCGCGGCGTCATCGACGTCGTAGCTGATGTTCTCGATCTCGCCTCTCAGATAGACCAAGGCAATGTCGAGACAGGCGCGTTTCAGAGAGGCGCGAGACCTCATGTCCGCAGGGTTCCTACCGACTGCGTCAACAAGCGCGCCACGGAAAGCGCCCGTCATGACGGTGTAGCGCTCTGACGCCCTCTGAGCGGCCTCAGTGAGTTGGTTAGGGGTCATCTATGCCCTCGACAGGACATTGCGACGAAAGATGAAACCGCGAAGCTCCGTCATCGTCTCTCGCGAGACGGGAGTACGGATCGGCGGAATAGAGCGAAGGAACACCTTTGACTCGCCGACCGTCTCGGAGATGATACCCTCCTGACGCATATCACCGTACGGATCACCAGAGAGCATCACGTTCGCCTCAATGATCTGAGCGCGACGCAGGGCGCGCTTGAAGTCGGTAGGGAGCACGTCCTGCCATTCTTCCACGGTCAGCTCGTCGATATCAGTGACAATCGTATAGACGCCACCAGAGCCGGGCTCATACGAGTCGGTCCAACCGGTGATAATCTTGGAAACGTCGCTGCTGGTCTTGTACCGATAGTTCATCCGAATGAGCCGGAGATACGAGCTGGCCAAAGCCGACATTTGCTCGGCTTCCGTTGCGGCACTCCAACCGTCAATACCGAACATGTCGGACGCGGTGATCAAGGCTTCCTCGTAAGTCATGAAGCTATTTTGCATCACTGCCAGCAGCGATACGGCAGTGATCATATAGCGAGCGGTCGCAGAGAAGGTGCCGTCATCGGTGGTGAAGTAGACGTCGATGCGACGCATACCGCGTACCGTTCCCGCAATGAGGGCATTGTCGGCACCATCGACGGCGACATCGACGGTCAGGTCGCCGTTGGTGTAGGAGCCGAAAGCTCCGCGAGCGACAACCACGTCACCCACTTCATCGAACACAGCGTACTCAACAGAGTTTGCGGTGAGGAGCGTTGAACCCCCCGGCGCAGGCACGGCGACGGTAATTGTGACGGCTGTATCCGATTGGTATTCCGAGAACATGATAGACCCCCTATTGAGTGCCGCGCAGGGCGAGAATTTCATCGATCAGACCGGCGATACTCGTGCCCTTGACACCGAGAGGGCCAGCGATCTCACGGAGGGCCGCGATACCACCTTTGTCAGCGAGCGCAGACAGTTGGTCTTCGGTGTAACGGACGACCTCAACCACGGGCGTTTCGTCTTCGACGACGGAGGCCTCCGTGTCGCCCTCTTCGGGCTCGACACCACGTTTGTGGTAGGCAACGACCTCGGCAGACAGACCACGGGTCTCGACCATTTCCTGAGTCGGAGAGGCAATTCGAAGCTCATTGCCATCGTCATCGACTTCAACGAGACGGACCAGCGAGCCGATACGGAGCGCTTCGTAATTGCTCGCGATTTCGGCAATACCATCGACAAACAGCGCGGTACCCATGTTGCCGGAGAAACCTTTCCAGCCCTTTTCGTCGATACGAAATTTCATGATTTATCCTGTGATCTAACGAAAAAAGGGTGGGGTTTGACGCCCCACCCCCTTCGGAATACTACCCACTCAGTATTGAGTGATTAGATGTTCGAGATGCCGTTCAGAGCAGCCAACGACTTCGTGGACTTGAGCGCGAGGCCCGTGTACCACTTCATACGGTAGCGGAAGGCATCCTTATTCTGGACGGTGCCGATTTCCTCGAACACGACGCCAGCATTGTCGCCGCCATACAGACCGTGCAGGCCGTCGGCTTCGTTCATGCGCACGGCATAGATCGAGCAAGTGTCGTCATTCGTGCCGACAGTCTCGTCGCCGGGCAGGAATTCGTTGACGATGATAGGCACGCCATCATGCGAAGGAACACTGACACCGGTCAGGTTCTGAATTTGCATGTGGTCAGGAGTCGTACCACCCGAAGCGCGGACGAGCTGCTTCCAAGCACGCAGGGTGCCGGGGCGCATCACGAAGGCGTCAACACCGTTTGGCACAGCGTCCTTGAGTTCGTCGAGCATGGACAGGGACAGAGCGGCGCCATTGGTACCGGCTTCGATCTTCTGACCAGCGGCGACGAGATTGACAATACCATCGAATTCCTTGGCATTGGCACCATTGTCGCCGGTAGCGAAGGTCTGCTGGAACTTGCGCTTGATCAGCTTCGCCTTGGCAGCAAGCTGGATCGCGACTTGCGAGCTCGTGTCAGACATGGTCTGGATCAGGAACTTGTCGATATCGACGTCGCCAGCGAGAATACGCAGGTAGGCGGTGACTTCGGTGAACGTCGCAGCGCCCTCGGGAACGACTTCGTTCGGGTCGAGGAAGTCAACGGTACCGAGGGTCGTTTCGCGGTTGTAGACATAAGCCTTGCCTTCTGCACGAACGAACGGCAGCAGAGCGAAGGTGGCATCGCGGTCGATAATCTCTTCGATCACGCCAGCGATGAGTTGGTTATTCGAAAGCTTTTCGGCTTCGGATTTCAGCAGCGGCATCAGTAGCTCCCTGAATTTTGCAATTGCATCAAGTTGTCAGTCAACATTTGTACTATTATCGCCTATCTTGGCGGAACAGTCAATACTGAGTGACAATTTATCTCTTGAGGGCTTTAAGCCCGGCGAGGATAGCGGCTTGACCGGTGACTTTCGTGTCGGACCTGTCGCTATCGGTGGTGGACGACTTCGCGCCCGGCTTCATTTTCGACTTCGCGATACGCTCGAAGTCAGGATCGGACTTGATGATCTTTTCCAGAGCGGCTTCGAATGACATGCTATCGCCACGGCCATCGACCAGAGGCGTACGGTTGGTCGCGCCACGAGGCTTGTCATAAGCGACGATGCCGCTCTCAGTGACCTCGAAGTGATCGCCGTACAAGACTTCGACTTTCCCCGGAGTCAGGACGAGTTCATTCTGCACGAACGAGGAAGACGCGAACGAATTGCCGATAGACAGGCGGTTCAGACGAGAATTCGCCGTTTCCAGCTTGGAGTTCAGGTCAGTGACTTGGGAAAGCGCATCATTGATACGCTGGTCGTTCTCGTCATTGATCTGCTTGATGATCCGGTCGTACTCGCCCTTGCGTTCCATTTCCTTGCGCTCGTTCTCTTTGCGCTCGTCCATGATCTTGCGGTACTCTTCGGGATCGACGCCTTCAAACTGAGACAGCTTTTTCGCCCGTTCGTCGGCAGCAGACTCGGCAGCGCGCAGGCGCTCCTTCATCTTCATCTGCTCTTTCAGGAGCTTGGCGACTTCGTCAGTCACCTGACCGTCGGGTTTTCCGTCGGGTCCACCTTCGGAGGACTTGGTAGCTGCCGCCTTCGCCGCTGCTTCCGCAGCGAGGATGCTCTCGGCAGTAGGCTCGGTTTCTTTGTTTTCAGGTTCGGTGGTCATGTGTTCTTTCCTGCCAGTCTCTCGGCTCGGGTGAATTGATTGGTCAGTCTCTCGACCTAATCGGTGGAGGCTTTTTCGTTGGTCTTCTTGGTCTCGGTATTATTCTGTCCCTGCTTGTTATCTTTGGTCGGGACGACGAGACCGGGGATTTCCGAGACAGACGCCGTCTCAGAGTCGAGCTTGGCCAGAATGTCCGGCCAGCCGTCATCAATCTCTTTCGTGATCTTCTCGATGATCGTCTTCGAGAGGCGAGGAAAGAGTTTCTCGACCAGTGTCTTCATCTGCTCTTTGCGCACCATGTCTGGGGCATCGATCAGAGAGAGGCGCTGGGCAATTTCGAACTCGTCATACAGCGAGCGAACGTCGAAGTTCGCCGGATATTTGACCAGCTCCTCGTCGTCATCCTGTGGGGCTTCGGTCCATGCGGCGACGACCCTGATGAGACGGTTCTCGATGTCATTGAGCGCAGCGGCTTTCGCTGCGAGCATGGCGTTCATGCGCTCAAAGTCATATGCTTTCGCGACGCCGGACGAGTTATCGATACCGACGGCGTTGTCTTGTTTCGTGCGCTCACCAGCCATACCGACCGAGTGGTAGATTTCCCCAATGATCTTGTTGATCACGGAGAGGATCACGCCAGCCTGTTTCGGGTCAGGAGAGATGTACTGAGGGGCGATGGTGGCCTGAGCGTCATACGTAAAGATGCGCTTCGTGCCGAGTTCCATGATCTTTTCGGCTTCATCGTCGTCCGGCAGCATTGCTTGCGCTGGCATAATGAGCTGCGAGAAAGTCTGGTCCTGAATGATTGCGTCAAGGTTCGAGAGGTAGTTGGCTGTCGCGCGGTCGAGGTAGGCGACATCATCGATCAGAGACGGGGACGAGTAGCGGTTCTCATGGACGACGTGATCGCCGGGGACAACCGGGACCATGCCGATGTTCGTCTCGCCAGCCTCGGAAGGGATGACCGTCTTCTCACCGGTTGACTCATCGACTTCGATGTCGAAGAGCACCCAGTTGTCGCGCATCCAGAGGCGATATCGTTCACGCTCTGCGCCCGAGTCGAGAGGATCGGCGTCGTCACGAGCCGTCTCGCGGATCATGATCCAGACCAGTTCACCGAGATCATCAAACGCCATATCGAGCACGTTCTGCGGTTTGACGATGTAGGCGTAGACTCGGTTTCCGTTCTCGGCTTCTTCCGCGAGAGTACCCTCACCTGACGCCGTTGTATCAACCACGATGTACGGGCGACCGTAGACCGAGGATTTCTCCGCAACCTGTCGCATGAAGTGATTGATACTGCGGCCAGCGAGAGTGGCGCTCTTCCAGAACTTCTTGATCTGCGCAGGAGCGTCATCCTGCTTGCGAGCGATCTGAGCCTTGAAAATGTACTTGTTGACGATATCGACCACTTCGCGGGTGTGGTTGAACCGATAGGCGCGATCTTTGCGCTCACCAAATTCCCCGTCACCCTCTTTGTGGTACTTGAAGATATTCAGGTCGAACCAGTCAGGACCGCCACGGTACGTCGCTTCGCAAAACTCCCAGTGTGGAAGGCGAGCGTTATAGTCAGGATGACGACGGTCAAGCATAAGCTTGAGCGTGTCCTGTTCCTGTCTTTTGAAGTGCGAAAGGATTTCGTCGGCGGTCATTCAGAACTCGCAATTTATAAGTCAAAGGGAATTATACGTTATTCTTGACTGATAATCAACATCAACGGCTGACGCCAACAAGATCGGTACGACGTGCCGGAAAGAGGTACTCGACAGGATAGCCGATGGCATCGGCCATGTGCTCCATACCGGCAGACTTATCCACCTGCGCGGTGCCGGACTTGTAGAGCGTCTGTTCAAGGGATTTGATCAGTTCCTTGCACCGCTTATCGACCCGGATGCGGATCGATCCATCGGCAGAGCGCAGCATCGAGTTCACCGCGTTGACCCGGTCAGTGACGGCGGGGTGCTTGCGACGATAGATGATGTGCTTGATGCCCTTCTGCTTGAGCACGTCGAAGTTCGACTCGCCACGTCCCTGATTTCGATTTGCACCGGCAGGGTCAGGATAGACCGCGACCTTCTTCGCCTTGATGTGACGCCAGTACCGACGCTCGATCTCGTCAGCGATCTCGGCGACGTTCGATTGGGTCATGTGGATTTCGTCCACCACCCAAAGCTCTCGCTTCTCGCGGGAGTATTGCATGATCACAGCCGACATAGGATCGATGTTGAAGTCCATCCCGATAAGGATCGGCTGCGACGGATCGAGGTCATATGTTCCGACGTGGGTCTTGCGGTCGAAGGCGTAGTAAACCCGACCGGACATGGTCTCGAAGGACGCCTCGTACTCCTGCTTGAACGCCTTCTCGTGAAGGTTCCGGCGCGCAGCTTCGATCTCTTTCTTCGGGATGAACGGAGAGGTCGCCGTCGGAAACTGCCACGACGCCCAGTCTTCGTTGATCGTGTCGTCAGACTGCCCCTTGTCCCAAGCTTTGTAGAGCTGGTTGAACGACTTCGGCGTACCGATGATCAGAGCGTGGCCCTGTCTGTCGGTCAGCGTCGGATAGATAACCTGCTCCCAGACGCCTTCCTTGAAATCCTGAAACTCGTCGAGCACGACAAAGTCCACGCCGCGACCACGCAGCGAGTCAGGATCATCGGCACCGAGAAGCTGAATGATCGAGCCGTTGACCAACCGGACCTGCATCTTGGTTTCGTTTTTCTTCTTCACCAACCGGCGAGGGATAGCGTCGTTGAGCTCGTCCCACATGATGTCTTTGGCCATCCGATAGGACGGTGCGACGTACCAGACCAGAGACTTTGGTTTCTTGATCGCAGCCTTGATCAGCTCGGTACGCGAGAAGTGGGTTTTGCCCCATCGACGACCGGCGACGATCACACGGAAACGCTTCCGACTGACAGCGACTTGTGCCTGACCGGGGTGGAGTTTCAGGATATGCGGAGGGACACGAACGGCCATTAGTCGGCCCCCTCCTCGTCATCGAACGGCAGGACAGGATCGCTGGCCTCCTCCTCGTCCACCATCGCGATCATGTCTTCATCGGACAAGGTCACGGCGGCATCCGTCTCGAAGTTCCGCTGGATTGCATCGAGCTCCTCTGCCGTAAGTTCGGAGATGATGATCTCAGGCAGCTCTTCCTCGCTGATATCGTCCTTGTAGAGACCGAGGAGATGGAAGTTCTCGTCTCGCATGGTCGAGAGGACGGCTGCGGCTTTGCGCAGCGTTTCCATCTCGCCCTTGATGCCTTCGAGGGACTTCCCCGCCGCGTGCTGTTCCATCAGCTTTCGCATCGCAATGGACGAGATGGCGTCGGTGTACTTGAGATACTTCTCCTTCATCCGACCGGCGAGCTCAGCGGTACGCTGACGGTCAGACTTCTGCTGCTCGACTACCTCTTCGGCAACCTCGTGAGCGCGGACACCGCGCTTTGCACCGCGAGAGTTCAATCCCTGCTTGATCGCTGTGAGCGAGATGCGATACTCTTCCGAGAGCGATTGGAGAGTGTGAGTTCCAAGCTCCCATTTCGCCACTACCGCAGCCCATTGAGCCGCAGTAAGTCGGATGTATTTCTTTGTGGTACTGGACATTACGTTCCTTTCGACCGGGATGGTCGAGAGGCGCTTCATTCCAAAACAGTAACCGAAAAAACATAGCCCCTATATATATATATATTATTATATTATATATCTTATAGTATATTAGTTCTTATTATTAACGGGGGCTGGAATTCTCGGTTACGGTTTTGTAGCGCCTCTCATGGTGGTGTAAGCTTTCATCGTCGGAGCAAGCAGACGACGGTCTGATCCTCTCCGGCGTTCGATGTTTTTCCGCTCCATCAATCCCTTCCTCATGAGGATTCGGATCGAGTGCTGGATGCTGGGTTTCGTCGTCTCGTACGGGAGACGTTCGAGGAGCTGATCGATATCAATCCACGAACCGTCAGGGTTTCCCCGGATCAGGACGTCGAGGATTTGATACTGCTTGCTGCTCATTCTCTCGGCCATTTCAGGTCTCCAAATTCAGAGGTTCGTTCACGGCCTGCTGGTCAAAGGCGTGAATAGAAATTCTGGCCGGAAGTTCTCGGCCAACGTCAGGGTTCGTGTAGACACCGTAGAGAGGGCTCGCGATGACCATCTGTTGCGTCTGGTAGACCAGCTCACGGACAGGAAGACGGGCTACTCTCCGGTCTCCGAAGTTCTCGATCAGAGCCTTCCCGGTGTTCTCCAACATGGAGTGCTTCCGGTAGAACTTGCGGAGCTCGGCGATCAAGAAATCCCGTTCGACGTCCGGCTTGGACATGATCTCTTCGATCAGCCCTTCGGTGTCTGCCGGGTCGGCGTCGAACATGGATCGGAAAAACTTGATGCCGACGTCGTACTTGTTGCTCTTCATCGGCGGGCAGAAAACAAACCCGGCTTTCTGGGCGAATTGATTGTACTTGCTCATTGATGACTGGATTTCAATGAAGCGCTTGTTCTCCATCCGGCTCGCAATGTTGGTGAACCGGTATGCAAGCCCTGCCCCGCGATACATCGTGTCCACGACGCACCGGGCGACGATTGACATGTTCGCGTTGATCCACGTCATACGCTTCTGGTTCGCGATCCGAGTGTCACGGGCGGGCTTGAGTTTCGGAAACATCACGTGGCGCTCTTTGAGCAGCAGCTTCGGAGAGGCCATCATCAGAACACCGATGGTCTCATCATCGAGCACCAGCCGGTAGTAGTGAGCTCCCGGCGTTGTGCCATGCGCCTTGTAGTGCAAGCCTTCGAGCAGCAGCCAATCGTCGCGCGTACCCTTCTCGACGAACACGCGGTCGAGGAACGACAGGCGCGGAGGCTCCTCGCGTTTGTCTATCAAAAACGGCGTTTCGTGATCATCAAGCATGTTTGTCTTCATCCCGTGACGTCCAAACATCGACGCGATCTTGGAAGCGCTTGGTGATGACCATGTCCGGCCCAAGACCTTCGATCAGGTCGGTGTGAGTGGTGGCGACGATCAGGGTTTTGCCGACGCTACGAGCGATCTTCTGCGCGTTGTAGGCGACGACCTCAGCGGTGACGCGGTCGAGTACGGCCCCGAATTCGTCGGCCACCCAAACGTCGGCATCCTGTTCGAGCAGCTTGGCCAGATGGAACCGGTAACGCTGACCATCGGACAATTCAGAGGGCTTGCGAATGTAGAGATACGCGTCCGAGATACCGGCCATCGCGAGGAGCCGGGTTGCCTCGGTCATGTCGGACCCGAGCTGGTCGATGATGGGTTCGTCGGTGAACACCACGTCATCGATGATACATACGCGCTTCCCGGCTGCTGAGAGCCCAGCAGCGAGCTCTCGGAGCAAAGTGGACTTACCACTACCTGACTGCCCCGTGACGTACACCACGGAGCCCTGTTCGATGGAAACCTTCCAATCCTTGAAGACGACCCACTCGCGGTCTTCCAGACCGATACCGAAGGCTTCTGCCACCTTCATGACTCGATCCGTCCGCTTGACGCGTGATTGGAACTTCCGGTTGATGACGAGATCAGTCATTGGTGACGGCCTCCATGTGAGCCATCAGAGCGTCAGCGCCGGTCAGACCGGTAAGCTCTTCGATGCGCTTCATGAACAGACCGGCGACCTTCTGGGATCGCAACGGAAGACGCTTGATGTCGAACGCCTTCGAGAGCGAGATGTCAGAACCCTCGGCTTTCGCCGCCGCGTCCAGAACGTCATCGTCAAAGTCGGAGACGGCGGTGTCGATATCAGTGATAGCCGCGTCGCTCATCTCCCCGAGATCGTCCATAAGCATTTCAAGCTCACGGCTATCGAAGCCCATGACCGTGATGTTCTCGCCAAGGATGGACAGGCGTTCCAGCTCTTCGGAGAGCACATCAAGGTCGTATTCGGTGCTCGATGTCTTGTTCGCCGCAATCCGAAGTTTCGCAGCTTTCGCTTCCGAAATCCCGCGCAGACACCGAATAGGAACCTTCGTCCAGCCGAGCTTGAGGATGGCCTCGTACCGACCGTGGCCGGAGATAATCACACCGCCATCATCGACCGTGATCGGGTCATTCAAGCCCTGATCGGCGATGGACGCAGCGAGTTGCTCGATCTGCTTCGGAGGGTGTTTCTTGTTGTTGCGCTCGTATGGCTTGACGTCTGCGACGTCCCAGCTTTCAACCGGCGCATTTGAGATTTTATCGGTCATTGGCGTCTCTCAGATATTCATCGACGCCGAGGACGTCGCTCTCTTCGAACTCCTCCCCTGCGTCACAGTTCTTGCAGGTCCGCGTGAGCACTTGCTCTTCGCGCCTGACGCGGAAGTGGGTGCAGTCCATGCACTCGTCGAATTTCATTTCTTCACACTCAGTCATGACGTACTATTCAGCAGGAGATGGGCGAGCGCGGAACCAGCGTTCGTAGCGTCGTCGCCATCGTTGATGCCTTCGCGTGAGATCGTCTTCTCGATGACACGAGAGATAGATTCCGCATCGGCGTTCGGGACGCGAAACCGCAATTGGGTATGCGTCGGTTTAGGGCGCTCTTTCAGGTCGGCGAGCGTCTCATCCTCAGAGCCGTCGTCATCGTCGTCGGCCATGAAGTCGAGGTTATCGAGGTCGATCTCGGTGGAGCTGAGAATCTGTTCGATCTCGCCCTCGTCCATCGGCAGGAAAGCAGCCGCGATGATCGGATCGATACCAACGGACTCGAAGAGCTCTGCCAGCGCGTGAGCGTCATCGACGCCGTACCGAGCGTTATCGACGAGGCCAATCTTCTTCGCCCGGTCATCCTCGACAGGCCCGAGATTGACGACCGGGACCAGTTCGATCCCGAGCTCAACGGCGGCTTCCGTACGGTGCTGGCCACCGAGGATTTCGAGCTCACCCGAAGGCAACTCTCTCACTACGACTGCTGTGCAGAAGCCAAGGTCAGAGATCGACCGTTTCAGCTTCTCCATGTTTTCAGCGCCGACTGAGTTCGTATTCCACGGGTTCGGTTGAAGAATACCCGGATCAACCAGTTTGGTCTGCATTGTCACTCCAATACGTTGATAGTCAGTTAGTATTGGTGTATTATATAAGAAATACGGCTCCGCCTCAAGATATAGTGTTTCATGACAAGCAAAATCATACAGATCGCCCATAATCCCGT